TCTGATGCCGGGTTAAATGTCATCACGGTATGCGTGTGCGTCCCTGCCGCAGTCACATGACCCTGTGCGTCATAAGTCACATACGGAACAGCAAAGGTGTCATACCCTGCCGTTGCGGAAGGCGTTCCCGCTGTTCCAGATGTAACAGCGTTGGTGTGGTTGAAAGTAGTTCCAGAAAGAGCAAGACCAGTCCCGGGAGAATAGGTGGTGTTGGCGGGCGTTGCCCACGTTGCGTCACCACGAAGGAACTGTCCCTGTTTACCCGCCGCAGGAGCGGGAACAAGTCCGTGCGTTCCTGCCGTTGATGCAGTCGCTTGCGTGAAATCCGAATAGGTGGTGTCCTGCGTGGTGATCTGCTTCGTACCACCATCCGCAGTGGTGAACGTGATGTTTTTCCCGTTGATGCTCACATTGGTGTAAGCCGCTTTGATGTCGGTGAAAAACTTGATGATCTTCCCAAGAATAACTTTGAAGGTATCGTTCACCGCAGGTATTGGATAGCTTGCAGTTGATGCCGTAGAACTGCCGATTTTTGCGTCTGACGCATCGCCTATTTTATCCAGTTTCCTGTTCAAATCCGCAACCGTAGCCGTCCCCGTATCGTTGACCGTCATAGTCACGGATTCTGCGTTCTGCACCGTTATCTGTGCATTGAAAATAAATGCGGAAGGTGCATCAGGATCATAGACGGGCATTTCGTCAGGCGTTACCGCAGTCATGACCGCAATCAGTGTTTCACTGCCTCCCGTAAGCTGTCCGTAAATACCGACCGTCTGAATATAATATGCTGTTGCTATGTTGGTATTGGAAAAACGTGCGGAAAGCTGAATGACATTGTTTCCGTATACGCTTGCATCCGTGATATTGGATGTCTGTTCGATCCCGGACAGCGTTGTCAAGGATTCAATGTTCGTCCCGGCAGGGATAGCAATTGAAGAGGTTTTCATGGTCAGCCATGTCAGTTCTGTCCCTGAGATAGCCTGTGATATGACATTCTGCCCGGCTGTAGTGATTACAGCCCCGTTATATTTGCCCATAGATTAATTCCCCCTTGCAGGTATGGTCTGCTCAAAAGTGCGGGTGATCCGTGCCGCATCAAATGCGTCTGACAAAACGTGATTCGTGACCTGCTGATTGCTGTAAACATAAAGGTGTGCAGGAACCCATTGAAAAATCAAGTTGTGCAGAAGTGCGACAGCTCCGTAAATGTCAGAGGTCACCATTATACGAATCCAACACTCGTCCTCATTTACTGTGAGGGAGTAGTCATTACCGTATAAATTGTCGAGTTCTTCTTTCAAGTGCCACACTGTATATGGCACTTTTTGGTTGAACTTCATCAGGATTCTCTGCCGCCTGTATTCATCCGTGTCCCCGATGTTATATGTCAATCCAAGAAGCCGCTCCCAGTACTGCAAAGTGGTTTCATCACAGGTCTGAATGTATTGATTGGCATGAATCCTCTGCGCCGCAGTTTCAATGTCAGACAGGCTGAACCCGTATGCCCGCATGATGGCAATGTACTCCAATACGGGCTTGAACCACTGCGGCAGTTTTGACATAAGGATTTCATGCACCTGATCCGGGGTATGGTTATTCATTCAGCACCACCTCGCCAAGCACGGGAATCTGCTGAAGCGCAGAGGTTTCCGTCAATGTCAAATCAGAGGACGATCCGTTCAAAGTGAGATTAGACACACTGACCACTTCAGGCACAGTCAGGATCGCATAGCTAACACGGGATATATACACAGTCACGGGGTAACTGATCCGATTGCTTACAAGAGCATTACCCCACGACTTTGCAACGGTCTGAATGTACACCGCAATAGCCGCCCGAATCTCGTCACCATATGTATTTACGCCATCTTCAACAGATGCGGCAAAAACGATGTCCGCAGACACGTTGACCGTTAGCTGTGTGGCACTCACTATGGTCACAGCCGCACCAATGGGGGCGATTCCATAACCGTTTGAAGATGGCGTATACGGGTCGCTGTCATCCGCAGGGCAGATGATGTTCTGGACGGTCTGCACAAGCGCAGAAGAAGCCGGGGCGTAGTCAGAATTGATGATAGAGCATAGACAAGTGCCGCCGCCCTGATAGATGTTCGCAGGGTAAATCTGAACGCCGCCCACACCCGGAATAGCTAATATTGCCTGTCGGTATTCCGATATATTGCCGCCGAAGGGTGCGGTATCGAAAGAAGCAACATACCTTGCCCTTAACGCTTCATCCGTTTCCTCATCCTCACCGTCCGTAATAGATGCGCCGATGGTTGCGGTCGTAAGCCCTGCAATAGCAGTGACGGGAAGAATCTGCCCTGTATAGCTGTTCCCTATCTCACCCGCCGTCTGACAGGTCATAGCATATGTGTAAACGCCCGCAGTCGTTGAGATCAGATCCCCGGAAGTGAACAATACGGAATCATTGCCGTTTACCGTCTTGAAAACTGATCCTGCGGGAATCTGTACGTTAAACTGTCCCTGTCTGACCGCATAGGTTGCCGCCGTCCGTGTCAATCCACGGTTGGCAACTAAATAGTCCAAATCCTGCCCGGATGCAGTGGCTACATACGCCCCCTGTTGTATCTGAGACAGGACTAACGCAATCCCTTCCAGATACCACGCACCGGGAGCAACGGCAGTCTGAATCAGCGACCCTTCCCGCTTGTCGAGGGAGTCATCCACCTGCTCCAACATCTGCCGCAGGATTTCTGCGTAGGTATAGCCTGTTGAAAAATCAATCATGTCTCAATGCCCCCTTCAAAATTCCCGAACACCGTATGCACAGTAAACGTAACGCTCATGCTGTCCGGGCTTGTGCGGGTGAATACATAGTTGTCAACTCCAGTGACCCTGTTATCAACGCTCAACGCCCCTTCAATCAGCCGGGGAATCTCTGCGGTAATATAGGCTTCGTCTTCTCCCACAAGGTCATCCAATTCTGAGCCGAAATTGGTGGTGTATATCGTCCACCTGTACCGCTCAACATTCAATGCGATCTCTACAGCCTGTCGCACCGCTTCAAACCCGGAATCCATACAGGACACCTGCATGGTGTTGCGGTCGATGATCCATGTTTTTGAAGGCTGAGAAGCCACAACTATGTCTGTATCAAATCCAATCACTTCAGGCAGTGTTGCCATATCTTCACCCCCTCGATAAAACAACGAACCGCTGACCGTGGGCGCACCGCATCATTATAACCCGTTCTCCGACCGTCAGAGCCGTTGAAATCGGTACAGTGACAGAATCCCCGTTGGAGTCCGTAACTGTCACAGAACGGGCTTTAACAGCGTCACACAGCACGATAGCCGCCGAAGGTATGGGTTGCATTGTTCCCTCAAGCGTAACGGTCACAGGGTCAGCAGTTGCCACCGTGCCGAAGCACAAGTCCGTCAGCTTCATGCCCTGCATATTCGCCTGATTGATCTGCTGTAAAACGCCCAGAAGGTCGCTCATGCTGTACCCCCTAACTGCTCAAAGGACTTGACCTCAAGACTCATAGAGTGATAGTTACTGCCCTCATATGTGTGCGTACATTTTTCCACCAGAAGCACCCGGTTGAATGACAGTTCCTCAATATCACGAATAAGGACGGGAATAACCATCCCCGCCCTGATGCCCGTGATGCCCATTGATTCAATCGTCAATGTCTGCAAAACACGGTTGTAATATTTAAGATATGCCTGACACAGTTGGTCTATCTGCGCCTCGTTCTGGTTTTTGTCCACCTTGTCGTAATACTGCAACAGCCCCCATTTTTTGATGCTGTCCGTATCCTCATGGATGTACACGTCTGTGCGCCCGGTGTCTTGATTCGGTCTGACCAACTTAATGCGGTTATACGTTTCGGAGTCAATGTCCCGCTTATAATCGTAATCGGTCATCATGGAATCATCCCCGATAACGCCCGTGGTTATCAGGTCTTTCACTTCCCGCAGGACAAGCGTTCCTGCTTCATCGTAGAAGCAGAAAATCTTGCCCGTCTGGTAGATGACCGTTGAGAGCGCATCGAAGATGATGTCCATGCAGGACTCGTTTTCCTTGACCAATGAGGGGAACGTATAGCCTGTAGCCGCAA